ATGCCGCGATTTGTTTCAATTTCAAGAGTCATAAAACTCTGTTCAAAAACAGACCAATGATTATGCTTAATACAATAAGCAAGCAACTTGGCATAGTTTTCGTTGTCCTGATTCGCAGGATTGCTAACTCGCGCAACATATGCCATTGTTTTTTCTGCATCTGGTGTTACGCTGATAAGTTTTACTGTCATTTTTTACCAAATCCTTTTGAAATTTTTGTTTCTAAGTCTGCAAGTTCTTCCTTTACTACTCGCAATTGTGCTTTCATCTCTATAATTTTTTCAGCAGTATAAAGATGTTCTTGTTTAACCAATCGTTCTAGAAGTTTAACAAGTTTTTTTGCTCTACTAATCCGCATACCCATCATCGTCGTCAAAGATTTCGTCATAATCGTGGTGCAGTCCTTTTTTTACCTCATCATAATTTAGATAACTTTGAGTATCAGAATACACTTCTGCTTTCAAAGAATCAACTAATAGTTCCAAGTTACGGACGATGAGTTTAAGTTTTTCCTTGTCCATAAGATAATATTCTCTCAATTCATTCTACCATAAAAAAAGGAGGGGATCAACCCCTCCCAATTACATCACAAGTTACTCAATATATCCCGACATATCCTTTTACAACTCTGTTGATTTTCATCACATTCAATTAAACAATTGAAATAATCATTCATTAATTCATTTTGTTCTGTAAATTTATCAATTGTGTTTTCTAAATTTTTCCATCCAGCCAGTTGATTGAAAGAAATTAAATTGTGCATAATGACCTCCACGCACAAAGAATATCATAACAAAGAATTTTCGCTCATTTGTATGACCTTACTATTCTACTACTATCTATGATAGTTGTCAGGGATCCTTAACAAAAATTTATGCCTACGAGTTTATACCTAGTTACCACGAGTTCGAGTACGCAACATAGCGTTAGAACGAGTTACTGTGATAGGGGCACTTACAGATTGCGAAGGAACACGAGTTACTCTAATACCATTACTACCTGGCATTGGTGGGCTATAGTCTGATGGTCTTCTTGGTGCGTCTCTCCAAACATTAAGAGTAGTAGTAGTACTGCCAGGAGTACCATCAGCGTTAGGACCAGTAGTAGTAATAGGATTCGCTGCCCAAACTTTTATTTTGGAGTTTATTGGAGTATTAGGTACTCTTGTTACATTAGTTGTTGCACTAGGGGGACGTGGAGTAGGAAATCTTGTTGCACTAGGGGGACGTGGACTAGGTGTTCTTGTTGCACTAGGGGGACGTGGAGTAGGTAATTCTGGTTTAGTTGCAGTTGATTGTGGTTTTGGACGACTACCCAAACGACCAGAATATTGAACATCAACAGAACCAGTTACACCAGTTTTACCTTTTTCGGATGAAGCACTTTGCGACACATTGGGATTTGATAATGCCCTATTAACAGCAGAAGAAACAGACTTATCTGTTGCCTTTGCGGGAGTTGAACCGTATCTCAATTGCCCATAAGCAGATACTTGTTCACAAATACTAATGAATTCTTTATACGTCTTCATTTTTTTTTGAATATTTCTATTATTTATTAAAAAAGGAGGGTTGTCCCCTCCCTTAATTACTTACGCTTTTTCTTTTCTGGAGATTTATATCCCCAGAGTTTCGGATTGACTCTACCATATCCAAAGTCAATACTCTTCAGATTATCACGAAACTTATCCCAATACATATCGAATAGTTTAATTCTAGTTCCTCTTGTAAGATCAAAACAAATTTTTTCATCAACAAGATACTTTATAATGTAAGCATCATTTGGAGCATCTTTAGTGCAAACATCAGCATAAGAACTGTTTTCAATTAGGATATCACACCCGTAGCGTGACTTACAGGTTTCTTTTTCTACTGGTGTCCAATGATCCATATGCTTTTTGGTATTTTGGGTTCTCTCAATTACATCATTATATTGACTCATACTCAAGAACGCCCTCCCCATTGGATATTGGGATATGCTTGACTTGCTATTTCTTTAGTGATCTTATATTTTGTTTCCAAATTTTTATCTTTTACAAGACATAAAATTTCAGCCTCAAGAGGATGCAATCCTTGAAGTAGGTTAATGAACATTGTTTCTCTACGAAGAGAACTTAAAGAATCGTTTCCGCCTTTAACAAAATTATAAAACTTTTGATACTCTTTACGAATCGAAGAACGTCCTTGATCTTGAGATCCAAGAGAATTTGATCCAAGTTCTTGCATCTTATAAACAGCATCATCAATCTTTTCACTGATTGTTCCGCTGAAAGAATTTTGTTCTCCAACACTTGCATAAGGAACTTCTCCTACAGGAAGTGCAGAAATAATGCTTTCATCAAAATTCCAAACAAATAATGTTTGAATAGATGGATGCGAATATTTCTGAAGAATTTCTACTTTTTTTGCGTTACTTCTTTGCTTTAGTGCCAAATTAAAAATTTCAAATACAAAAGGATTTGAAGGTAATTCAGCAACATGAGAATCTTTTTTTTCAGTTGTAACTGATGATTTAGATTTCGTCGTCGTCTTCTTCTGTGTCGTTGTAGTCATGATAGTTTTCAAAATTAAATGCAATTACCTCATCTGGAATTAAGTTTCCTTGTCCATCAAACATTTCGGGGTGAGGTCTTGGAATTTCCCGATAGTTCATCATATATTCTCTAGCAACCCATCCACCTATAAGTCCCACTATAAGAAATAAAACGGTTAAAAATGAACCGAATACTAGACTAACTGCTAACATTTTTTTCTCCGGGAAACTACTATTTTTTCCTAGTTCTTAAGGAAAATTCAAAATAGATGGTTACTTCCCGTTTTAGAAAGCAAACCATCTTTTCAAAGATGATGTGAAAAGGATACGTTTGCTTTCTTTTACCTCCATTAAGAATGAGTTCAACTCCCCGATTAACATCTGGGGTATTATTTTTATTTATGGAATCATCAAACAATTCTTTGTTCTCTGAGAAATTTGATCGTGTCAACACACCCTCCTAATTTTTTATCATTACAAATTACTTGAGGAAATGTAGAACCCTCTCCAAATTCAGAATAGAATTCTTCTTTAGTAAAATCCTTTTCCAAAGTATAAACTACATGTTTACACTCAGATAATTCTAACACTTGTTTGACTTTTGTGCAATAGGGACAATCTTCTTTAGAATAAACTGTGAAATTCATAGTTACAATTTTTTACTTTATTTATTTTCAATATCCATCTTCATCATACAATCCACATGATAAGAAAGATTTCAAATCAAAACCGAAATTAAGTTCTGGTGATTTTTTCCACTCCAAATCAATTGCACTTTTTGGAAATGATTTAAACACTATAGGTGTAATTTGGTTACTAATTTCTTTAGTATAATACCAATAAATGGAATTATCGTATAAGTGTTGTTCTGGAGTTAATAAGATTCTATAAATTTCTGGATTAAATTTAGAACAATAATGAGCACCAATATAAGTTTCGGTTCTTGTAAAATAATCACAGTAATTTCCTAAAATTTCTTTAGGAATTTTTACTTTATCAATAAGACTATTTTGTTCAAGTGGAATATCAAATAAGTCAATTAAATCATCAGTATGTCCCCAAAAAATATGATCTCTACAAGCAAACAAATAATTGGGATAATAACCAGCAACAAAAATTCTATTATTTGGTTTAAATTGATCTGACATAAATCTGGATCGTCTACCATTATCAATCATAAAAAAATTATACATTTGAATCATACTTTCAATTGTAAATTTTTGATCAGATCTAACTTTTACAGAAAAATTTGTTGTGCATTCTTTTAATCCATTTAAGGAAGAAACTATTTGTAAATTTTTATTATCTGTTCCTGGAGAAAATGGATGTTTATTTCGAACATATTTTACATTTCTCCTTTTAATAGGATTCTTATCAGTTTCCCAACAAGAAACTATTACATTATTTACAAATGGAATATTTAAATAATGCTTTACGACAGAATCTGTAAAATCTGTATACGGACCTTGTACAACTATATCAATTTTTTCAGTGATTTTCATTTAATTTTTCCCCCGTTATTAATATAAATCATAAATTCACATGTATAATTGTCGATAAAATTATCATCAAAAATATTTTCTTTAAGATCAACTACATTCCCCCAAGAAATATTTTGACGAGTGCAAGACATAACTTTATAATTGTTAAATTTGATTAAATAGTTGTCTCTAAATTTTTTAAACTTTTCTCTACACCCTTCATAATTCAAATGAATTTCTATCGAAATAAAATCAACATTATTTTTTAAAAAGTCAATATTTTCATCTTTAAAAATAGCATACTCTCCACCCTCGCAATCAACTTTCATGTAATTTATATAATCAATTGAGTGCTTTTCAATTAAATTTTTAAATGTAATGGGAATAAAGTCAGGATCCTCTCCAAAAATATTAATTTCATCATTTTCGTCGTTGACAATCCCATAATTTAAATAAACTAAAGGATTTTGAGAATAAGAAGAAACTTTTTGAGAGCAATTTTCAGACAAAACTTTTAATAATTTTTCTGATGGTTCAACACAATAAACTTTTTTTGGTTTTTGATCCAATATTGAAATTGTATATGCTCCAACACTTGCACCAATATCAAGAACTACATCATTTTCATTTACATCTTTCCAAAATCTGTACACTTTTTCATGAACAACTTCTCTTTCAATAGTAATAATATCTTCATAAGTTAGTGTACTCCAATTGAAGTTTTCTGGATATGAAAAATCTACTTTTTTATTTCTTTTAATTTCTTCAATTCCCATTTTTTTAAGATTATTAGATACTACTTCAAAGTCTTCATCATCTAATTCATAATCATTGAGTATTTCGCAAAGTAAAGATCTAGATTCTTCAACCTTACCCCACCACCAACCAGAAATTGCTTTTTCAAACAGTATACCATACTTTCCAGGATACTCAACATCAGTTCTTAAAGGAGGTAAATCAAAATTACAATTTATCAATGCCAAATGGGATGTTGAATAACAATCTTGCCACCATTCTTGTTTTTCAGCATATCTTGCAAGTAAAAAATATGCCTCAGGTCTGTCTGGAAGAAAAACTTGAGCTTGCCATAACATGCCCCTACCACTACCATCTCTGGTTCCCTGCTTAAAATAACAATAAGATCCACGAATTAATGCTTCATAAGCAAGTGTAGGATTAGAAGTTTCTGCTCTTTCTGCACATCTTAAAAAATATGAAAGTGCTGGAGCAGTATGACCTTGATTTTCATACCATACTCCCAAATTAAAATTATGTTCTGGATTTTCAGTGTCTAGAGAATACTTTTCCAGAAGATTTTCAAGTTCCGTTTTTTCAACTATTTCTCTAACTTCAAATTGCTCAATCTTATTTTTATTTTTCCACAGTTTTAAAACTTTATCAGATGCAATTTTATGATTATTTTTATGTCCATCATTAACATCAAGATCTTTATTCACAAACGTGGAATTGAATTTAGTATTTTCAATGAACAAAGGTACAGTATAAGTTCTAATAACAGATGCAAATATAATATTTTCAATTAAAGGCATTATTTCATAATCTTTAATTTCTAAAATAAAAGTATCATCATTAATGTAGTTGTCAATGATTTTTTTAGCAGCACTTCTACTTAAAATATATGCAGTTGCACCCCAATCATCCCAATACCTTTCTCTCAAATTAAGATCACTAAAATCTTGTCGAATTGCAAGTAACTGCAAACATTCAAAATTTTTAGGTGAATTTTTAATAAACTCATCCCAAGTAAAATCCCAATAATCGACAGTTTCTAAACTCAAATCATCTTCACAAAAAAATCCATACTGCTCATTTGTTGTATCATACCAATCCTTAATCATTTTTAAATGAGAAACACAACATCCTTTTGTACCATCATTTAGAGTATGAACATATTTTCCAATTATTTTATCATTAGACTCAGAATATCTTTTTGAAATTATAAATTTAGGATTTATATTATATTTTTTAAATTCTTTACTAATTAATTTTCTCCTTTCTTCACATTCTTCAAGACTTATACATCTAACAGAAGGAAAATTGTGTAAAGGATTTGATTTTTTTAACTCGTTTACCTTAGAAGCACTAAAATTTTGGTCATCTATTTTTGATATTTTCCATTTAGTTTTTGGAGCAACAAAATAATTTTTTACTTCACCAATTAATTTTTTATTTTCTTTAACATGCTGTTCGGATAAGGCATATTCTGTTTGCCATTTCAATTCTTCTCCACTGTAACCTAAAGTAGATAACTTATTCAATATTTCATTTTTATAATTTTCTTGGCAATCAAAGCCTTTAAAATTTTCAATCCTTTTAAAATCTTGATGGGGAAGATGTATAAAATAAGAATGATTCACATTGTACTTCTTTTTTTCTAACCCATATAAAACAAGTCGTTGATAGATTTCATCATCCTCAAAAGCATAACAATCTCCAAGATTTTCATTATAACCTCCAATAGAATCAAAATATTCCTTCTTAACAAAAAGAATACCTACCAAATATCTAACAAATGGACTATATGCACGAACGTATTCAATATAGTCATTTGTCGGCATTGTAGTGTCAATATATGAACGTTGTTCAAGTTCGCTAAATTTTTCATAGTTGACATCTAACTGACCACAAAAAAAACTTTTTTCGTCTGGAAAATATTCACTTAATCCATTGTAATACGGATTAAATAAATGATCAGCGTCTAATTTTAAAATATAATCACCAGTCGCTAACTTAGCAGCAATATTTAATGGTTGTGGTTGATTAAAATATTTTTGATTTTCTACTCTTATAACTTTAATCCGAGGATCCAAATTAGTAAGGTAATCAATTGGTTCACCAGAATCCCAATCAGTAATAATTACTTCATGAATTTCTTCATAATTTAACCATGACATTAAAGATATTTTAAGAGCATCAACTCTATTTTTACAAGCAGTGATAATTGAAATTTTTTTATCTGTCAGAGAATTCATACGTTTAAAAATTTATTTTTATAAAAAAGAGGAGTGTCAGTACATATACCAAAACTATTCTTTATGTATTCCGGTTGATAAGAATACAAACTAATGCTCTCAGGTAAAACAATAACTGATTTTGAATATGGGAGTTGACCAATAAGAACCCAACCAATTCCTTTACTAGTTATTGTATACCTATCAGTTTCATGCCAAAAGTAATTAAATTCTACCACAGAACTTGATAGTTTTTCAAGTGCCTCCAGATTTTTACAATGAATCCAGAGAACATCTTTATATCTTCTCAACCATTCCATAGTCACAAAATATTGAGGATCATCATGTCCCAAATAACATTG